CGATGCCGGAAGCCGCGGATTCCGGTGGAGAAAATTCCGCCAACGGCGGACTCGGCTGGTCGGGCCGCCGGGATTTGAACCCGTAATGGCAGTTTTACGGCGTGTTATTGCGTGCTAAGTCGTTGATTTTCATACACAGGATTTAGCGTCCTGTCCACGCAATTTTCTCCTGTCCTGCTCTGGTGGCACAATTTTGGCACAATTTTCGGACCCCACAGGCTAACCGGTCTGTGAGCCAGTGATCCAAGTGCAGGCTCACCAGTCCATGAGCCTCTCGCCCGTCACCGCCCGCTTCCGCGCACGCCCTTGAGCGCCCACACCACCCGCCCGCAAGGCAGATGCTGCTCGAAGGCGGTGCCGTAGCTTGATCGCTTGCCGGTCTCCTGGAGCCAAGCCGTCAGCGCGTCGTCGTACTCGCGCAGGTATGCCCGCTTGAGGTGCCCGCGCCTCGAGTAGACGCGCCGGAAGTGGCCGGCGTGGCGCTCGACCCACTCGCACGGCGCCCAGCCGAGGCGGCGGCCGTCAGGGCCGAAGATCGGGATCTCGGCGTTCACCGGCCGCAGCGCTCCGGCGCTCGCGCAGCTCGTCGGCGATGCGGCGCAACCCGTCGCGGGCGAGCCACTGGTCGAGGTCGTGCCGCTCGAACCAGGCGGGGCGGATCACCTGCCGGCCGCGGCGGTCGCCGCGCACCTGGAGGCGGCGGCGGTCAAGCCACGGTGTGAAGACTTCGCGATACATCTCACACTCCATGAAAAATCGGGGCGGCGCGAAAGGAGGAAACCGCCGCCCCAAGCAACCCCGCCAGAGGAGGAGGCGGGAACCTGTTTGCCGCGCGCCGGGGATGCGGCCCGGACGGTCCAAGTGAACCGCCCGGGCCAGTGCCTGGATTACTCTGAGCTCCCAGCGCTTGGCTGAGAGCTTTAAGCCGGGCCGGTCAAGCCATGCGCGCCGAGCTTGACGGCCACCGTAGTGCTGTTCGCAGCCGCCGGCTTGACCGCCACGCCCACAAGCGGCTTCGAGCCCGTGCCGGCGGTCTTCGTGCAGGCGGTGCCGGTCCAATACAAGAGGTCGCCGGCGCCGATGTTGTCGGCGGCCACCTTCGGCAGCGTGAATACGCCCTCGGTTGCCAGCTCCACCGGCTCGCCTTGCGCGGCGTCGAACGCCGCAACGCCGCGGATCGCGCCCACAGTGACAAACTGCCCGCTCGTCACCGCGGCAGGGGCGGTGACGGTGATTGTCTTGCCTTCCATGACGTAGTTCTTCATCAGTCAAGTCCTCTCGATGTCTTGATCGTGAATACTCGCTGCTCGCCTGTTTGCGTCAGCTTCGCGATTTCGCGGTCGATGAGCTCGAGCGCCTCTTTTTGCCGTCCATATTCGAGGCTGCGCTCGCCAAACTGAACGCGAGCGACGCCAAGGGAACGGACAATTTCATCACGGCGCTCTTGCAGCTCAATCAGCGTCATGCGTTACGCCCCCGGATTCTTGAACGCGCCCCGGTGGTCAATCGCCCCGGCGCCGCAGTGCCACACCACGCGGAATTCGGTCCCCAAGGTGTTCCAGCCCGGCCGGGATTCCACGCGCGGGCCCTCGTAGCCTTGCAATTCGGCGTATTCGAAGACCGCCGCGTCGCTCGGATCGCAGAACAAATACCAGGCGGTCGCCTGACCCTTCAGGTCCAGCCGCGGCTCCACCAGGGGAATCAAGCCGCGCGCCGCGGTCTCGGCCTGAGTGCTCGACGTGGGGTACAACTGCGCCAGCAGCTTGTCCACCGCGCCCTCCAGCGCCGCCGGAATGAGGAGATACCGCGGCTGCGCGCCAATCGGGTTGCCGGAGGCATCCACCTGTTTGCGAATCGCCAGCTTGGCGGCGCCGATGGTCGTGTCAGATGGCGCGGCGCCCGTGCCGGCCAGGTTGTTGTGATCGGCGTGGAAGACGGCCTTGTTGTCGGCGAGCTTCGGATTGCTGATGATGGTGTCCGCAAGGAAGCCACTGAACCACTGGCGCGCGCCGCGGGTGATCTTCGCCGCGATGTCGTTCAGCGCGCCCACGTCGTCGTTGACAAGCGTCTGGAAGGTGATGGCGAAGCCCTTCGCGTACGAGCCCAGCTTGTAAGAGGCAAGCGCCTTGCCCTCGACGCTGCCGAAGGTGATCTCGCCGGCTTCGTTGATCGGCTCGAGCGCGGGGCCGTCGGACACCTCAAGGATGTGCCGGCTGCGGAAGTCGGCCATCGTGGTGCGCCGGAATACCTGCGTGATGGGGGAGGGCGCCGCGCGGAGCGTGAACAGCGATTTGTTGAAGAGCTCCGCCAGCAACGCCGAGAAGTCGCTCGTCGTATGCATGGCGCGCGTCAGCAGCTCCGTCGGCGAGCCCAGCGTGCTCAGCCCGCGCTCTTGCAAGATGCGCCGCGCCAGGTCGCTGAACCTCGAGTAAGCGAACTCGCGCCCCTCGCGCGGTTCGTGTGCGGGATTGATCCGCGAGTACAGCCCGTCGGCCATGCGCTGGATCAAGCCCTCGCTCGCATCGCGCACCACCACGGCCGGGCCGCGGTGGTCGATCACGGGCTGGCGCCGCGCGGCTTCGGCGATGAGCTCGCTTCGCACGCCGTCAAGGTTGTTGTGGCGGGCAGCCACTTCGTCGGCCGTCGCCTCGGGCAGCGCCAAAGCGGCGGCGATGTTGCGCGCCTGCGTGAGCAGGTCGCTCTGATTTTCCTGCATTTCTCCACCTCCGTAGTTGCGAATTGTCGCCGCCGGATCGGCGCCCAGCGGTACGAAACTGATTTCGCGCGGCGTCCAGCGCGTCGCGGTCTTCACGCGCTTGCCGTTCTCGCGCGTCTCGCGCCACTCCTCAACGCTGTAGCCAACGGAAACGTTGCGGATGACGCCGGCGCGCACGTCGGCAATCACGCCCTGGATCTCGGGGCGCGTGCCAAACCGCACCACCGCCTCGCCGCGCTGGCCGTCAACGCTTGCTTCCTCGACAACGCCAAGGATGCTCTCGACGCCACTGTAGCGGTCGTGATTGTTCAAGACGGGGGCACCTCGCAGCATCGACAAGTCCACGGCCTCGGGCGCAAGGCTCAGCCGCTCCACGAACTCGCCGCTCAGGTCGCGCCGGGCGACGTCCGCGCCGGCCGAGAACACCACGCGGATGGTATTACTTGACGCGTCAAATGTTGTTGGCTCAAACGTCGCGCGGCGGGTGAGAAGGTCGGTTGTCATTGATCCTCCGTTCGGCGTTGATCTTTTCGAGCAGGTCGCGAAGGTCGGCCAGCCGGCCCAGGCGATGCTCGGGGAGGCTCCCCAGCACCGCCTGAAGGCGGCGGGCAAGCTCCCAGGCGTGCGCCACCGGCCCGCGGCCGCGGTGGTGGTGCCAGTGATTCGGTTCGAAGTGGGTTGCGGCGGTCATCATCGCTCTGCTCCTTGTTCGACGGGCACGTCCTGCCCTTGTTGAGTGCGCCGGCGCGCGTCGCTGTCAAAGACGAGCCCCAAGGCATCCGCCCGCCGGTTGTCGGCGGCGATCTCGGCGTCCACGTCCTCGCTGCGCCAGCCGGTTCGTCCGATGATTTCAGACCGGCTTGCGAAGCCGGCCCGGACGCGCAACAAGTCGGTCAGCACCTCGGCTCGGCGGTCGAGCATTTCGATCTCCGGCGCCACCCAGCGGCGCACCTCGACGTCTGCATCGGCCGGCAGCACGCCCACGGCGCGCGCGAGCTCAGCCCAGCGCCGGAGCACGGGCTCGCAGAAGAGGGGGATGAGCAGGCCGTACTGGATGCTCTCCACCGTGCGCTTGAACTCCAGCAGGCCAGCACGGCCGCTCGCGAAGGTGACCTGGCTCAGGTCGCCGGACAGCATCTCGTAGGGGATTCCCAAGCCGGCGGCGATGCGCCGCATTTGCGCCCGCACGAACGGATCGAACGCCTGGTCTGTCTCGGGCGGCTTGGTGAACTCGATGTTCTGGCCGGGCTCCAGCTTGATAACTGACCCCGGCTCAAGAGTCGGCAGCTCTTGGTTTGCTCCCCACGGCGCGATGCCGTCGGGCGTGGTAATGAAGGCAGTGAGGATTGCGCCCACTTTCGCGCGGACAAGTCCGGCCTCCAGGTAGCTGGCGAGCTCATTGAGCGCGATCAGCACCGGCGCGAGCCACGATTGTCCGCGCGTCGCGCCGGGCAGCAGCGGGCGGTAGACGTGCAGCACCTGGTCGGCCGGCACGAAGACGCTCTCGAGGTTCGCGCCGCTCAGCGCGGGGTTCTGGCGAAAGAGCCAGTAGCCGGCCGGCCGCAGGCCGTCGTAGCGGATGCCGGCGATGGTTGTCGCGTCAACCTTGGACTCGTCAAGGAACTCCGGCCCGAGCACCTGCAAGGTCAATGGCACGCCCGGCGCCGCTTCGTCCACGCGCAGCACCACGAACGCTTCGCCAGCTACGATGACGCTGGTCAAGATCTGCGCCCCCAGCCCGATCCAGTCGAGCCGGCCGGCGGCGTCGCACGCGCGGCTCCAGCGCTCCCAGAGTGCCTGCACCGCGCGGTCGCGGAACAACGGCGTGACGCCAGAGCCGCCCCAAGCGGCGTTCACCAGCGCCTCCACGGCCCGGCGGGCAAGGGGATTGTTGGCGAATTCCTGCGCCGCCCGCGCGCGCAGGACGGAGGGGTTCGACCAGGGGGAATTGGGGCTGCCGGGCTGCGGGCCCCAATCGGTGATGCGCGACACAGGACGCGCGGCGTCCCATTGCAGGTAGCGCTTCGTGGTCGGCGGGCCTACCAGCTCGCGCCAGGCGGCTTGAAGTCGGTCAATCATGCTTTGTGGCAACAATACCACACCTCCGTGTCAAAAGCAACACGTTTTTCGCCCCCACAACCGCTTGATTCGCAAGCGCTTTTTCCGCACGACAGCCATTTTCGGCCGGATTTCGGGCCCTGCCGCTAGCGAATTTGTGCAATCCGTCTACCCGCCGCGCCGCGCGCCAAAAAATCCTTTGGCGGGCCCGGGCCGCAGGAAGGACCCGCAAGCCCTTCGCCTTCAGCCACTTCCGCGCGCGCCACGGGCTGATGGAACAGTGAGCCACTCGCCGCAAGCCACTCGCCCCGCCAGCGCGCCCACTGGACGGTCGCGGGCGGGAAGCTCGCGGGGGCGCTCAGCACGCGCGCCATCTCACGGTCGAGTCGCTCTTGCCATTCATCGGCGGTCAGGCGGCTGTACGTTCTGCGCGCCATCAGCAGTACTCCTCCACGTAGGGCGGCTTGGGCATCTTCAGGCCGTGGTTTCGCAGCATGTGGTACAGATGTGTCGTTAGCTCCTCGGTCAGCAGCCAGTCGTCCGGTGATATTCTCCGTTCCAGCGCATCCAGGCAGCTGCCCTTGTGGACGTGGTAGACGCGCGGGTTGTCCCAGGTCCAGGCCGCCATTGCCATGCCGATGTCCTCGATCTTGCGCCCGCACTCGTCCCAGTGCAGGAAGGGGCAAGCCTTCCCATGCTGGGCCTCAATCCGCGTCATGTTCCCCCCTTTTCGGCTCGCGGACAAACACGCGGACATTGGGGCCCCTAAAGGGGCCCCCAATGTGTCCGCGAAAGTGTCCGGAAGTGTCCGCGAAAGTGTCCGCCTTGTAAGTGATTGATAAAAGATACACTTAATGGACGCAACGCGAGAGTGTCCGCCAGTGTCCGCGAAAGTGTCCGGAAGTGCTGTCCGCCGAAGTGTCCGGCCTGTAAGTGATTGAAAATACTTGAGCGGCATTGCTAAAAGCGGACAGTGTCCGCCAAGTGTCCGCCAAGTGTCCGCCCGCTGTCCGGCCATCATTCCCGCTCCTCCGAATCCGCCCGGAGGGCGATCTTGCCGCCATCCAGGATCACGAACCTGGTCTTACGGTAGCGACGGGCCGTCCGGCTGATTGTGTCGGGTTTCGCGTTCAGTTCCTCTGCAAGCTCCTCAGGGGTACGTGGGCCGCGCCGCAAGGAATGGGCGAGCCGATCTGCCAGTGGCAGCTCGGCTGCCACTTCCTCGATGTCGGAAGGAT